TACTTATTAACTATGCCAGCTACTAAACAAACCTTTGTGTTTGATACAAGGCAGACTTTACAAGACGGAAGTTACAGGGTTACAGTATGGCCTGAGTTAACACCTAAAGGATTCTTGTCACTAGGTTCTGAACTTCTTTTTGCACAACCTAATGGTATAGCAAAATACAGAGGCTACCTAGATAATGGAGAGAAGTATGAGATGGCTTACTTTAGTAACTATTTTGATTTAGAAATGCCTAACACAAATAAGATTGTCAAGAAGTTAGCCGCTACCACAGTAGGCGCTTCTGGTCAAGTTTTTGCACTTAAAGTAGGTTATGAGTATAGTCCAGTTTTTTATTCACAGACGTTTACTTTAGAGGCTGGAAGTGTGTTTGAGTATGGTATAGCTGAATATGGCCCTTCCCCTTTTAATACTGCTGGTACTGCTTACACGCCTTACACTGTTTATTGGGATGCGGGAGGTCAGGCGCCAAATACTTGGATTGCTGGCTCAGGAACTAGCGTTTCATCGGAATCAGAATACGCTGGTGGACTCTTAATTAATGATCAACAATCACCAGCGCAAGGAGCAGGTAACATAATTCAAATAGGTTTTACTACTGATATTAATGGTACTGCAATGAGCCTACAGAAACTATCAATTTACGCCAAGCAAGGCAAGGTACTCTAACTATGTCCAATTACATTAAATCAACAAACTTTGCAACAAAGGATTCTTTAACTACAGGTAATCCGCTCAAGACTGTAAGTGGTACTGAGATTGATGATGAGTTTACAAACATTGCTACAGCAGTAGCCACCAAAGCTAACTCAAGTAGCCCTACGCTGACAGGTACACCAGCAGCGCCTACGGCATCTTCTTCTACTAATAGCACACAGATAGCCACTACAGCGTTCACACAGGCTGCTATAGTGGCTGGTGTCGCACCTAAGGCACCAATAGATGCCCCTACGTTCACAGGCGTCCCTGCGGCTCCTACAGCGGCTGTTGGTACTGATACTACACAGTTAGCTACTACAGAATTTGCAAATGCTGCTGTAGCGGCACTAGTAATACCATCAGTCACAGCGGCAGTAGTTAATGCTTTAGTGTATCCTGTAGGTTCAATCTTTACTACAGTAACAGCTTATAGTGCGTCAGACTTAGCTACTTTAATGGGCGTAGGTACTTGGGCAGCCTTTAGTGCTGGTCGTGTAATGCTTGGTGCTGGTGGAGGCTATACTGCTGGTGCTACAGGTGGTGCAACAACTGACTCACATACTCTTACACTTGCTCAGATACCTAGTCACGTTCACGGGTACACAGGAGTAAATGGTACAGGTAACCCAGATGGTGCTGGTGACACTATTTTGAATGGCCAAGTAGGTCACCCTCACGCATACCCTAGGCAGAGTGAGCTAGATTATGAAGGCGGTGGAGCAGCCCACACACATGACATTATGCAGCCGTACCTTGTTGTATACTTTTGGAAGAGGGAATCATAATGGCAGACCCAAGAGGTGAAAGTAATTCGTATGGTGGCTACAGCGGCTCAGGCGGTGGTGGTTATAATAATAAAAGCGGTGGTAGTGTTAGTGGACAAGGAGCGCAATTTCAAGGGAATGGTAATAACAGAACACCTTCTCAATTAGTGGCTGCTCAGGACTTTTCACCTGTGTTGCCCACTACTGCGGGTGGTATGTTAGAGATGGCTTTAAACCCCTTTGCGCCTTTTACTGATTCTTTTGTAAACGAGACACGTTATGGTTTAAGTGACGATAATTTTAAAAAACTAAAAACTTGGCAAAACGCAGACCCTGCGAGTGGTGAAGCACCTGCGGGTTTTAACTCCATGTCCCCCGCAGAGCAAGTACAGTTAGCAAAGTCAGAGCAATTAAATAACCAATTAAGTAACGCCTACATAGGTGGTGGTCAAGGTAATTTAAACGAAGCTCAGTTAGACTCTTTACGACCAGAGGGCATATCTAAAGACCAGTGGGCTGGATTGCCTATGGAAATGAAATCTTCACTGGTTGAGTCGAATTTTGGTTCATCTGGTTCATCTGGTTCATCCTTTACCGATGAAAATAAAGCGGCCATGAGTGGCGAAACAGAAAGACAATGGGAAGACACAAATATGGCGTCAAATGGAACATTTAAACCTATCAGTTTTAGGTCAGGCACAGGTACTGCTGTGATAGATGGTGATGGCGTGTCTACCGCATTATCAGACGATTACTCAGACTTACCTGCTTTAGTGGGAGAAGGTATAGACCTTATGGGTCAAGCTTCCGATCAGGCACAACAAGACCCTGACGAGTTTACTTATAACTTTGACCCGAAACAAGCAGGGTTGGACTTATTTAGCGAGCGTAGTGCTTTGCTTAACCCTGTGTTTGCACAACAACGAACTCAAAACTTAGAGCAAATGAGTGGCCTAGGACGTTTAGGCTTACAGTTATCTGGTCAAGGCTTAGGTGCTGGTAAAGACTCAGGTATGATGAATCCTGACACTTTCGGCTTAGGTCAAGCACAGGCTGGAATCTTGTCACAGTTAGCCGCACAGTCTACAGACGATGCGTTTGGACAAGAGATGCAACGCATGGGTTTAGACTTAAGTCAGTTTAACACCAATCAAATGACACAACAACAACAATACAATAACCTTATGAGTAGTGGTGAAGGTATGTTATCTGCGGGTCTACAAGCACCTGCACTTGAACAGTCACTATTAGGAGCGCCATTCCAATATGCTGGTATGAACCAGACACAACAAGGCTTAGATCAAAGTTATAGTATAAGTATGGCACAAAACGAGATAGCCAAGATGTTAGCTGATTATAAGATTAGCGGAGGTGGGGCAATAAACGACAATGGTTGGCTTACAGGACTTACTAGCTTAGGTTCTGCTTATTTAGGCACCCAAGGTGGTAGTAAGTGGTTAACAACAGGCCTCAGTGACGGCGGTTGGTTTAGTTAAACGTACATAAGAAAGAGAGAATTATTATGGCAGTCCAAGGTTTATTTACTCAAGGCCCATCAGTTCAAGACATACTGGCTAAACGCAACAATCAACAGTTTGATATGCAACAACAACTAATGAATCAAGCAGCACAAGGCGCCCGTGACCCTGCTAAAATGAGAGCAGTAAGCTTACTAGGGTCTAGCCTAGGTCGTGCCTTAGGTGGCGCTATGGGTGGTCAGGATGAAGAATTAGATAAACGTCAAGCTGAAATTGATGCACAGAAAACTATGCAACAGGATTACGCTACTTCATCACAAGGTACAGGAGCTACTCAAAAAGCATTAGCAGAGCGTCTTATGAAAGCTAAATTTTATCAAGAGGCTGCTATAGTCTCTCAAAACGCTAAGACTACTCTTGCGGAAGAGGCAGCGGCACTAAAACTAGAGAAAGAGGAAATTGCTGCTGATGCAAAGTTAAAAGTACAAAAGGAAAATAATGGGCGTTTAGCTGATCGTGTTATAGAAGCGTAATGCCTACAATTGCTGAAAGTGTACGTGCTGGTGACCCTCTTGCAATAGAAGCTGCTTACGAGCAACTTAAACTTGAAAGAAATGCTAAAGGAGGTAGTGACCCTACAGCAGCAGAACAAAACTGGACTGCCTTAAGTTCAATAAGTCAGACAATAACTAATCGTTCTCAGTTAGACCCTAGTGACCCTACGTACCTAAGTCCTGCTAAAGCGGAAGAAGAACTGAGATCAGCGAAAGTTCTATTTGGTGCTGGTGAAGACTCTTATCAAAAGCAGATGGGCAAAGAACAAGCACAAACAATGGGACAGTTGTTAACAACGGCTTCTACTAAACTTGAGCAATCAGAGCCTACAAAGCGTTTAATACAGAGTTCTCTTCAACTTCTTGACTCAGGTGACCTTTATACAGGCACTGGTTCAGCAGGTTACTACGGATTACAGAAAGTTCTAATAGCTATAGGCGCTCCTGCTGATGTGTATGGTGCTGCTGCTAGTGAGTCTTTCCGTTCTAATGCCATGAGCTTTGTTCTTAAGTACATTGCACAAACCAAAGGTGCTATCTCTAACGCTGAAATGCAAAAGTTTGAAGCTGCTGCAATGGGCTTAGGTAACACTGAACTAGGTAACCGATTGATACTTGACTTAGCTAGTCAAGCTGTAGAGTTTGAGCAAGGTGAATCTTTACACATGAGTAAATGGTTTGATGCTCAAGATGGTTATCCAACTCCTCAAGCTTATAAGGCAGAGCAACAAAACTGGCGTGATGATAACAGGTTTACACCTAAGACAGTGGGAGAGATTGCTGCTTTAGCTGCTGGTGTAGCTGTAGTTGATGATGCTGGTCAAGTAACTAATGGTATGCCGCAAGACGGTAATGCTTTACTACAGCTTTCTGTAGACCCTAGATTTGCTGTGCCAGCCGAGGATTAGATATGAAATTAACCAGCCAGCAGATAAGTACATATGAAAGTCAGTTTTTCGGTATGGAAAATTTAGCAATGCAGCAAAAGAAAGCTTCTTTAAAGATGAAGTTAGTAGACCCTAACGAAGCTGCACGTTTAATGAATGATGCTAACTCACTTGCTACTAATGCGGCACAAGGTCGTGCTGAGTTAAAGCGTCAAGTTATTGCTTATACACCTGAGGAAACTTCTGCAAAGGATATTATTCTTCCGTTAGTATATAGCAACAAAGAAGCTGCTGATGCATCAGTAGAAAACTTTCAAGCAACTAATGAGGCTTTAGCAGAGAAGGGAAGCTTTGTTAGTGTCCCTACGTTACCCTTAGCTAGAGTAGGAACAGAAGGAACATACAAAGAGACTAAAGCATGGGGGCCAGATGAGTGGCTTGTTAATCAAGTAGGTAAAACTGTTGTTCCTTTAATGGATAGTGTTTTTAGAAATACACTTAAAGCAACTGGTCAGACCCTTAGTAATGTTATACCTGATGATATAGAAACTACTACAATAGAAGCAATGAAAGGGGCTTACTATGACATATCAAGACAAGATTGGTACAAAAAAGCTACGGGCTGGCTAGAGGAAGGTTTAGTAGAACCTTATATGTCATGGAAGAAAAAGAACCCTGAGCGAGCAAAGCTTACCGAAGATGCTATAGCTACCACAGGAATGGTACTTGATCGTACTAATCTATCTGCGGCAGCACGTAGGAGTGGTACACGCATAGTTCTATCAGGAGCACAAGGCGCTAAGGTACAACGTAGGGCGTTCATACAGGATATGTTAGCTCCTGCTAAACCTGATTCGGTAAACAACCCTAACAAGTGGGGTGACAATGGTAGCGGTAAAGCTGCTTTTATACCTGATGTTTTAGAACAACAAGCTATACATGAAGTGACGTTGATACCTGACTTAAACCCTGCGGCTACACCAGTAGTTAATAGAGCTAAAATACAGAAACAGTATGAGACATTATCTAATCGTTTAAATAAAGTTATTATAGACGCAGGTAATCCTAGGTATTCACGTGATAATCTTAATGCTGTAGTTGCTGGTCATATTGATGATTTAGTAGAAAGCACTCAATTTAGGGCTGCTTCTGGTAGTACTGCTGGCGTCCCTGCTTTAATTGAGCATATGGGAACTATGGTAGCTCGGTCAAACAACGATGCTTTAGGTCTATTAGAACTTAGGCGTGAGTTTGATAACTTCATTAAAAACGATGTAAAGCTTTCTGATTTAGGCCCAGAGGCTAAGACTTCACTAGAGCGTGTTGTGTTAAATGTACGTAATACTTTAAACGCTGAACTAGATGCTATAGTTCCTGATGCACCCACTAAACGCTTACGTCTACGTGTTCATGCTTTAAAAACAGCCGATGAAATGATTAGACCTAAATATGATGATAATACCACGAGTCTTTTTAAACGTCTTAATCAAGGTTACTACATTGAAAAATTAGGCATTAAGTTACCTACAACAGCTAGTGGATTGTACTTTACAGGTGCGTTAGCTGGTACTGCTGCTGGTACTCTTATGGGTCAAATTGGTCTTACTGCTGTTGGTGGTTTGTTTGGCGTTAAGACGGCTGTTGATGTACTAAGGAACCCTACAGTTCGTAAGAAAGCAGGTCAAGCTATAATAGGCATGAGTAAAGCAATAAAAAGTGCAACAGACCCTATTGAAATAGCTATTATGCGTGGTGATAGAGCTACGTTACTCCAGCTACTTTCTGAGTCTGCCTCTACTGAGAACGAAGAGAAATAATTATGGGAATGTTGTCTGATCTGATGGATGGTAAGTATACAGCGGCTAACGCTATAGGCGAGGCTGTCCCGTGGTTACAAGAAAAAGGAGCCTTTAATCCTTTTGGCGGTTCCCCTGTACATGACTTTGCAGATAAGGTTAAAAGAGTAGGCAAAGACCTTGGTGAATCCTATGTTGACACATTAGGAAACAATACTCAAGACAACCTTGATTATCAGAAAGGAGATGCTAATGCTGCTGATTTAGTATGGAGGGCTGCTGGTGATACTGGTGAGTTAGTTGGCAATACTATTGCTGCTGGCGCTAGTATAGTTATACCTGATTGGGTGTCTCAAACTGCTGGTGACCTTATGCAGAGTGGTGTAGAAGCTACCTTAGACACTGAACTAGCTAAACAAGGGCTGGAGTACCTAGCAGCTAACCCAAGGATAGCACGTAACATAGAAGCAGGTATGGGCATAGCAGAACTAGGGCTACCTAAGGCATTGCTTGAGCCTGTTAAACGAGCCTTGAGTGCTGCCTCTAACTACATACCTAATCATTATACCCCTTCCATTAAAAACTTAAAGGATATGCCTCCAGAGTTTAACTACTTAACTGATAAATTACTTGAGTTTAAAGTCAAGGGTGTTTCTACAAAGAGTGAAGCTTTCTACTTAGCACAGAAGCTAACAGGGGCTAGTAAATGGGCTGTCAATGGTGTAGTAGGTGGTATAAACTCTATACTCAACCCTAAGGCTAGAGCACTTTACGATAAGCATGGTATCAATAGTTCTTCACAGGCTATTGTCAAGCAAGAAAGAGCCTTAGAAGCGGCAGCTAGAAAGCGGGGTGATACTTCTGTCGCTAACAGGCACAGAGAAAAAGCTGTTGCTCAGGTAATGTACAACAAATATGTCACAGCACAGACAGGGTTTAAAGGTGAAGTTTCTAAAGCTATGGACGATGTTCTTGAGTCTGTGTCTTGGGGCGGTATGCAACCCCTGACTAAACAAAACTACATTGATTCAGCTAAAAAACAACAGAATACAATAATAACTAAAGATTCTGATGGTCAAGAAATTAGAACTAACTTAGAAGCTTCTGATGCAGACTTATCTTTTGTTTATGAACAGGCCCAAAAGATATGGGGTATGCCTGTAAATAAAGGCAATAAGCTCGTAGTGAAGAAAAACACAGGTATTGGTGGTAACCATGGTAGTGATGCAATAAAAAACAAAAACAAAGTACATACATACGTGAAAAAGCTATATGCTTCTGAGGGCATTACTGACCCTATAGAAATATATAATCATTTAAAATCATTATCTAAAGAAGACTTTCCTAGTGGTGTTGTAATGCTCAACAAGAGTGCTGAGGACGTAGCCCTTAATGGTTTATGGTTATCCTCTTCTCACGTAGGTAATGCTGTGGTTGAAGGAGGCATTAACGTAATGACTAAGATACTGCCTAATCAAAGAGCCATGTCTTTTGTATCTGACGTACATGACTTCCTTGAAAAAGTGCCTGTGCTTGGTAAGGTGTTAGACAAAGCCTTACCTAATGGTGAGATGTCAATAACACCTCCAATCTTCTCTGACTTAAGAGCACCTGTTGTTAAAAAGGCTGATACAATGGGAGATGTTACTACATTAAACCCTAATCAAACAGGTAGGGTCACTGATGAAATGTTAGATGCCTATACACAGCAAGGTGTAAATAGGATGCAGGTAGCTGCACAAGTACCTAAAATGGCAGCACAGACAGCCATACTAAGTAATGGTCTATTTGACTATGACCCAGAAAGAGAAAGGTACTGGCAATAATCTAAGCACAAAAAAGCCCTACCTAGGTTAATCCTAAGTAGGGCTTTTTAATGCCTACGATTTAATGAATGTCAAACCCTGTGTTAGTCTTCCATGCAAAGTAATCCTCAGGCCGCATAATCTCCTTAAAGATAGTCTCAATGGCTATGATTAAACGTAACACTTCTGGTACATCGTCCTTATCTCCAAACTCCATCTCTTCCTTAAGATCACTGTGGAACTGCCCTAAGCAAATCACTGTAATCTGCTCTATGTCTACAAGGTCATTTAACTGTACACTCATGTTACCACCCCCACGATTCACCAGACATTCCGTCTGCGCTATAGTCCGTCACACGACCCTCAAAGAAGTTCTTGAAGCTGTCACCATTAAGTACCCAATCAAGCCACGGAAGAGGATTCTCCTGTACGTCCCAATTAGGCTTAAGACCTAGGTTAACTAATCGTCTGTCGGCAATGTATCTGATGTACTCTTTGACTTCACTAGCCGTAAGACCTTCCACACCTCCCAGTTCAAACGCCAGATCAATAACCTTGTCCTCAAGCTCGACAGCAGTCCTGTACATTTCATAGATAGATAGTTTAAACTTATCATCGACCACCTCTGGATTCTCATTAATGAAAGTACGAAACAATTCTGTCATACCTGCGACATGAATAGTCTCGTCCCGTATACTCCACTCTACAATCTCACACATACCTTTAAGCTTACCAAAGCGTTGGAAGTTCAAAAGCATTACAAAGGCTGAGAATAAGCTCATACCCTCATTACAAACAGTCTGCGCTAGTGCTTTAGCTAGTCCTGCTTTAGTGTCTGGGTCAAAAGTCTGCATAAACTCAAGCTTCTCAGCCATAGCGTCATACTCAAGGAACGCTGTGTACTCAGCCTCAGGGAAGCCTAGGGTATCGTTAAGCAGGGCGTAGGAGCGCATATGGATAGTCTCTCGCTGTGCAAACGATAACATCATCATACGTGCTTCATTGTTCTTAATGCGAGGTAGGAATACATCTACGTAAGAACCACCTACGATTACATCAGACTGTGTGAATAGCCTGAGTATCTGAGT